CCGACAGGTTATGCAGGACAACTGAAGTTCAACCCATCAACCTTTACATTAAGCGAGAAACCAGATGACTTTTGATTACATGGCGACAGCCGCAGGGGTGTTGTATTGCCTAGGTATCTACCTGCACTACATACACGTGGCTACGATCTTTCACCTCTTGGAACGAGAGGGTGAAATGAATGTTAATCGTGCAAGAATGCATAGCCTGTTATGGCCTTGGACTGTAATCCAGTGTATCTGGCATGACATATTTGGAGCACCTGATGATGACTAAGAGGTGTACTAAATGTGGTGAGGTTAAACCTTATGAGATGTTTTATAGACAGAGAGCTAGAAAGGATGGTCATAGACCCGATTGTAAGGCTTGTAGACAGGTACTGGAAAAAGCTTACAACGAAGCTAACAAAGAGAAGATAAGTGAGTATAATAAAGCTTACAGAGAGGCTAACAAAGAGAAGATAAAGGAGATTAAGAAAGCTTACCAAGAAAATAACAAGGAGAAGATAAGTGAGATTACTAAAGCTTACTATCAAAATAACAAAGAAAAATCTGCGGAGCTAAGTTCAAGAAGAAGAGCACTTAAACGTAAAGCAATACCTAGGTTTCTTAAAAAATGTGATGTAGAAAGACAAAGGTTAAAAAAAATATTCAAACTACGTGAAGTAATCTCTCTAGCAACTGGCATTGAACATCACGTGGATCACATGTGGCCTCTGTCAGACGGTGGCCCTCACTGGTCAGGAAACTTACAGATAATACCTGCAAAAGAAAACTTGACTAAAGGAACTTCTGTCTGTAAGGTAACCAAGAGGAACATCAAAGACAGTCTAAGGATTGCAAGGAAAGAATATGAAAACAGTAGCAATGGACATTGAAACAGAAAGCCTAGACCCACAGTACATCTGGGTTATCTGTGCAGAGGATGTTGACACGGGTGAACGTGAGACATTCTGTAACCTGACAACCATACCAGAAGAAAGGGATCGCTTTGTTGAGTACTGCAATAATTGTAGCAGTTTTGTTTTTCATAATGGTCTTGGCTTTGATGTACCAGTGATAAACAGGCTGTTGGGTCAGACAATACCCGAACAGAAAGTCATTGACACCTTGGTTGTCTCTCGTCTGGTGGACTACACCCTAGATGGTGCAGGTCACAGCCTCAAGGCTTGGGGTAAACGACTAGGTGATTTCAAGATAGGGTTCACAGACTTCTCTAAACTCTCAGACGAGATGATAGAGTACTGTCAACAGGACGTAACCGTTACCGTCAAGGTATATCAACACTTTAAGAAAGTCATAGAAGACCCTGAATGGCAAGAGTCTTTACGTTGTGAACATGACATACAAATCCTGTGTGAACAGATGCACGACAACGGATTCTACTTCGATCAGGATAAAGCAGAGGAGTTACTCGGTGAAATACAAACAAGAATGGAAGACCTTGAACAGGGTCTTCAAGAAGACTTCCCGCCTAAACTTACAGAGGTCAATCGTATCAAGTACAGACGGAAAGCAGATGGTAGTTTATTCTCTAGTGTCACCAAAGCACAAGAGAAATATTTTGCAACGGCACTCGACAAATCAGTTGACCCAAACGAATTAGTGTGCTATGAGTACATCCCATTTAATCCTGCCTCACCCAAGCAACGCATCGAAAGATTGTGGGAAGCTGGATGGGAGCCGTTCGAGAAAACGAAAGGACACATTGAGTATGACAGAGAACAACAACGAAAGTATTGAACAGGCAGAGAAGTGCTTCAAGTGTGGGGAGTTTAAACATAGGAGTCTGTTTAATAAAAGACTTAATAGTCGAAACGGTCTTCAAAGCTGGTGCAAATCTTGCCTAAAAACCTACCGTGAAGCTAATAAAAAAGTTTCCGCAGAATATGCCAAAGCTTACTATGAAGCCAACAAAGAGGCTATCCTATCACAGAAGAAAGCTTACAGGAAAGCCAACAAAGAGGCTATCCTATCACAGAAGAAAGCTTACAGGAAAGCCAACAAAGAGGTTATCGCAGCAAAGAAGAAAGTTCATTATGAAGCCAACAAAGAGGCTATCGCAGAAAAACATAAAGCTTACAGGGAGGCCAACAAAGAGGTTCTTCTAGCAAAGAAGAAAGTTCATTATGAAGCTAACAAATCTTATTATATTGAGAAGTCTTTATCACGTAAAGCAAGGAAAAAGACGAACACCCCTAAGTTTATTCGTGACTGCTCAGTAGACAAGAAACGCAGAGTGTTTGCATATAATCTATCTCGACTACTAACAGAAACTACAGGTATCCAACACCACGTAGATCACATGTGGCCTATCTCTGACGGTGGCCCACACTGGTCAGGTAATTTGCAGGTGATCCCTGCTGTTGACAATCGATCTAAAAGTGATAACGTCGATGAAGAAATCAAGAAGACAATCAAGGAGGGTTTGGAGTATGCAAGACGAGAAAGCAAGAGGGGCTAAGTTTGCCAAGTACGGATGGACACTATCCGAGGCAAACCTTAGCACACTGCCTGAGACAGCCCCAGCAGGAGGCAAACGTCTTGCCGAGTGGTTGACCCTTGAGGGACGCCGATCCTCACTGGTGGAGTGGCTAGGCCACTGTGGTGACGATTCACGTATTCACGGTAGCTTTGCACACATCGGTGCATGGACAGGACGTATGTCACACCGCAACCCTAATCAGGCTAACATCCCTGCTGAGTTCCACGGTGAACCGAAGACAGAAGTGGAGAAGGTTAAGGCTAAGTATGACGGACAGTTCCGTGCCTTGTGGTGTGTCCCTACGTTCTCTTACCTAGTAGGTACAGATGCTGAGGGTATCCAGTTGCGTGTACTCGCACACCTGATGCGGTCAGAGGAATACGTACATGCTATTGTGTCAGGCAAGAAGGAAGACGAGACTGACATCCACAACCTGAACCGTAAGGCTCTAGGTATGTCACACATTACACGTGACATGGCGAAGACATTCATTTATGCTTTCCTGCTTGGTGCTGGCAATGCTAAGATAGCACAGATACTCAAGGTGAACCAGAGAGAAGCAGGTCAGGCTGTTGAGAACTTCATGGAATCTATCCAAGGTCTGTCTAAACTAAAGAAGCAACGCATACCTGAGATTGCTAGTCGTGGTTGGTTCAAAGGATTGGACGGACGTAAGGTCAAGGTACCCAATGCACACAAGACACTGGCAGGTATGCTACAGAATGGTGAGTCTGTCATCATGAAACATGCTGCATTACAGTGGGTACACCGTGCGAAGAGACAGTGGATCGACTTCAAGCTAGTGACTTGGCCTCACGATGAATGGCAGACAGAGGTGACAGGTACGATGCGTGATGCTGAACTCTTGGGTGAGATACAACGCCAGTCAATCGTAGACACTGGTAAGAACTTCAACATGATCTGCCCACTTGCAGGATCGACTGACATCGGTAAGAACTGGAGAGATACACACTAATGATATGGATTATTTCTTTATTCCCTGTCATTTTTTGCTTGACAATTAACCTAATAGTTGCTATATGCAATTCAGAAGCAGCCAAGAAAGGAGATTACCATTGGCTAAATACAAAGAAGTAACTACTACAGGCCCAATCGAGTGGGCTAAAATCTTCGAGGACACTCGTGACATGACAGGTTATGAGGGTGCATACGAAGAGTGTAACGGTGCGTATACCGTTAATCAAATTCTCGACAAGACTGAGTATGACAAACTAAAGTCAGCTGGCACACAGAAGAAACCGAACCAGCGTCGGTTGATGGATGGTGAGTTGGTTGTCAAGTTCGAACGTAAGCACCTTGTCGTGACAAAGGATGGCCGTGAGATTCCACAGGCAGGTGGTGCTCCTAAGGTTACTGACTCTGATGGTCAGGTCTGGGATGCAGACATCAACGGTGGTATCGGTAACGGTTCTATGGCGGCTGTGACAAACTTGATCACAACCTTTCAGGGTAGCGATGGCAAGACATACTCACGTACAAGTCTTGTGTCAGTCAAAATTCTGGAACACGTTCCAATCCCTGAACGTGAAGATGACGAGATTGAAGCAGCCTAGTTTCTCCTCTCCAACTTGGCAGGGCTTCACGGCCCTGTCCTTTTTAATGGGATAGTAAATTGAAAAAGTACGCAGTGATGATAAACGTAGATGGTGACTTGATGTATGTCTCAGGCAATAATCCCTTTACAATACATGATGAACCACTATGCTTTGAAACGGTAGAGGAAGCACAGGAAGAGGCAGACAACTGGAACACAGCTATGTTAGTCGAGTTGACTTTCGATAAAGAAAAGCTAAACTAATGTTTGAGGTTGGTGGTCTTGTATGGTGGCAGTGGTGGATTATATTAATGGTAACAATCAACACCATGATAAATGTTATCGTGTTCTTTAAACATAGATTCAAGGGGAAACAAGATGATTGAAGTTACATACATTGACCACATGGGTAGCGATCTATCTGTGGTGAATGCAGCAAGGGTATCCTTCGGTAAGAAGTCTGACTGGCTACCCAGAGTACACAATGGTGCAGCTACAGAACGTATACGTGTCAAGTCTGATGGTGATGTCGTATTTAATGGTGCACCAGAGGCTAAGGCATTGTCAGCTAAAGATTGTAGACTGATTGCATACCTAGCCAAGCACAAACATATCAGCCCCTTCGGACATTGCTTTGCATCCTTCCACATCAAGGCTCCTGTCTTTGTTGCACGTCAGTTAGTCAAGCATAAGTTCTTACGTTGGAACGAAGTGTCTCGTCGTTATGTTGATGATGACCCTGAGTTCTATGTACCTGATCAGTGGCGTGGACGTGCTGATAATGTGAAGCAGGGTAGCTATGGGTCTGTTGA